TGCAGAGGTCGGTAGAGAGATCTTCGAACAGGCTAAAGCAAAGGCTAAGACAGCTTCATCAAAGCGCGGACAGCTGATCACATTCAATGGCAAGTCGCAGAGCCTGGCAGCATGGGCCAAGGAATTAAGAAGACCTCAGCCCGTACTGTATTCCAGATTATACAAGCTTGGATGGCCTGTAGAAAAAGCATTTACAAAGTAAGGAGGTCCTGATATGATTGACTACGTAGAAAAAAATGTAAATCCTAAAAACCGCAAAACGGGAGATTGCTCGACCAGAGCGCTGGTAGGAACATTAGGCATCTCATACGACGAGGCATTACAACTTCAGACAAAGTATTCTCTTAAAACCTATTATGATCCGACAAGCAAGCAGGTAATGGAACTTGTCCTTGAAGAATTCGGATATCTTAAAAAGAAGCAGCCTCGTAAACCTGACAATACTAAGTATACCGTAGGTGAGATGGATCACATCTTATCTCCCCGGCAGATGGAAGAGGGAGTACTTATCACGGTTGCGAACCATCACACCTGCGTCGTCAACGGGGCTGTCCAGGATACCTGGGATTGCAGGAACAAGTCAGTAGGTAACTACTACGTGAAGATTCGTTAATCCTTTAAGCCATCTAAAATAAGCTGCTTATATTCATCTACATGTTTACTAATGGCATTTCGTAAAAATGGACGAGGTGCCATTTTATATGTGCCTAATTCGACATAAGGAGCATATTCCACGTTGGTACCGATATATGCGCTATCACCGGATACGGCATGACTTATCGAACCGCGCAAACGGCCAGTATCTACTGCACCTAGAAATGTAATTTCGTCTACAGCATTACCTTCTGCTTCTATACCAAGTGCGTTGAGGATAGTCGGTATGCGTCTCGTAAGCTCTTCTTTGATAAGATTAGAGTTATCGTTTTTTATTATTAGTTCGCTCATTCTTTTTTCTTCACCTCTTACGCTTAGCCTTATATATCAATAGATCCTTCTTCTTATTGGTAAGTTGCTCAAATCCTCGCTTTTTATACCACTCAATTAGTTCCTCGGTCGTCATTCTATTTCCATGAATGGGTACTGCTGTTAATTTAATATCTAATTCATTTTCATCAGCCATATCTTTGATTTTATTCAATAATAAAGTACCAACGCCTTGGCCTCTGATGTTTTTATCAACTTCGATGTCTTCTACAAAGACAAATTTCGAACCATAATCTACTACTGTGTAAGTTAAGCTGCCGCCTTTAGCGTAGATACTGTGAGAGTATCCGTCTTGTATAAGCTCATCTGCCTTATTCGAAACCTCTTTTTCGTTCCATTTGAACCCTTTGACACGTGCTCTTATACTGCACCTGCAATTATATACATTTGCCGGATCAGCCGACGGATCTCCGGGATACATGATCTTGCCGTATTCGTTGCTCCACGGTTCGTCGACACCTACTTCTACTCCGTTAAGATCTGTATGCCATGCTCTTGTGCGATCGTCGGAAGTAGCAACCCATGTACGAGTCATGATCACGCCGTCAGATTCGGCTTTTTTAAAACTGTCCTGCCTTCCCTTATTTTCAGCGGCTGTAGTCATAGTCCGGGCATTACGAATAGACGATTTTTCGTTCATATCGACAACGCTTACAAGACGCTTGGCCATTTTAGGTATACTCTCGCCTTGTAAAATACCTTGTAATACCTGAGAATTAATCGCTTTCTCATTCCATGCCATGTCTTTGGCAATATCTAATTTCTTGGTAGGTAAAAACGCTTTATTGCGAGTTGCCAGGTTCTTAACAGCCTGTTCATTTGTCAATGAAAAGCTATAACCCTTAACGGGAACGTCTCCGAATGCGTTATAATTGGTCGTATAAATGCTAGCCATATTATCATTGAGATAATTGACCGCTATTTCATTAACGTGCGATAACTTCTCTGCGACTTCGTCTCGCATTTCTTTAAAACGCGTATTATTAAGAGTAATATTCTTGGCAGTACGTTCATATACGGCTCTGGCTTCAGCAATAGTTTTATTATCACCTGACTTTAAAGCGATCTGAAGATCATCGTAAGCTTTATCCAGTTTAGACGCATGACTTTTCATGTACTTGTCCCAACTGGCGCTTATACCATCGTAGGCTTCTTTATAGATCTTACTGATCTTCTTCTCCATTTGAACCAGGTGTCTGTCCGTCCATCTTCTCGCCTTGTCCATTAGCTACCTCCGTATTGACGAATCTGCTAGCTTCTTCACGAGTTTTGTTATCGAGTATCTGCTCAATCTCATCAACGTTGATAAAAGGCAGATGCTTAAGAATCGTCTCATTATCGAGATATTGCGCAGCTGCAAGCACCATATTAGTCTCTTCGGTCTGATTAATGATAGTAGAACGCTTAAACGTAGGCTGATCATCTACACCGATGAGATCTAAAATACCTTGTATAAATTCAATAACGCAATATTCGAAATCATCCGTCTTATTATTAAGCGGTTCATATGCTGCTCTAATCGCTGTAGCAACAGTATTACCGTTTGCAATCGCATCTGTATCCAATGCCATGGCGTCTTTATAAAGATCCTTTTCAAGCATCTTAAGATAAGTTTCGCGAGCTTGTACAGGCACGTCGATAGAATGCGCTTCTGCGGTGGTTCCGCCGTCACTATCAATTACTGCGGCGTGTAATGTCTTCATACGCTGAATAAACCACGCTAAATCTACCTCGTCCATTCCTCCGGCATTGGTAATAGTCCAGTACAGAAGTGATGCATCGTCAACGTCATTCGCAAAACCGGATTCGATCAGGTCGTAACAATCGATCTTTGCCTGCCATGCTTTGATCTTGCAGCTATGATCCTGATTACCCCAGAGAGGAACGATGGGGAATCCGGGGTAATTCTCGCCACCATAGATCTCGGTTCCGTCTGCTTGGCTGGTCCTGGTCTTAAGAATATACGGACGCTTCTCCTTATACACCATAAGTGCGGGATCATTCTTGCGCTTAATATATTCTGTATAACCGTCGATCTCGTAAAGAGTTGCCCTAAGCGGCTTGTTCTCATCGATCTGCCAAAATCTGATACCGGCTTTCATAGCTCCGTCTTCCTCGTCATATAACGGAACAAATTCAAGAAACTCAAATACTTCCACATGATCCAGGTTCCAGAATCCGAATGCTTCTCCCTGAGTAAGGGCGATCTTACCTGCTTTTTGCAGCTTCGTATCAAACGCATTCTTTTTAGTCCCGAGTCTGTCTTTTAAAGCCGGATCATTAAAATTCGCACCGTTACCGAGCAGATACTGATTCTCCTGTACGTTAAACCTGTTATAGTAATTGCTCGGAAGTTTATAATTGGCGCTGAAATTATCGGGAATTGTCTTTCCGCTTACTGTGTAGAGCCATTTACGGAACTTCATAATGGTGCTATTTTCCTGCCGATCATATGCCACGCCTTCCTTGGCCCAGTGGTACCTCTCACTGTTCTTATGATCGCTGATTGCCATCAGGATAAAGTTCTTCAACTGCTCTTCGTTGCCTAAAACTTCTTGTAAATCTTGGTAAGTTTTCATACATGTCCTCCTTTGTTATAAGAAAATACAGCCAGAAGTTTCTTTATCCGTCCGCTCTTTCATATTCCACTGTTTACGAATAAGTGATGACAATGAATCAGGGCAGTCATCGTGTTCTGCGTTCTCATTGTAATCACAAATCTGATTAATATATTCCGAATCAGTACCTTGCACAAATACGACATTCTTCCAAACAGCCTTAAGATACGACGTGATCTTCAAAAACTTATTCATATCTTCGTGATAGGGGACTGTCCTGAGGCCTTTTGCTTTCAGACTCTTATTTAAATAACCCTTATCACCGTTAGTCTCGTTATAGAGCTTGCTGCATAAATACTGATTGTGGTATTTAATGCACTCATCTTCAACGTCATCAACATGCTTGCGCCAACATTTACCAAGTACGTAGAATTTTCCGTCGTGCTTATTAACAATTGTAAATGCCGTCCAGTCTTCGCCACCATATGCCGCATCTATGTGCGAAACACCATTTTCTACCAGAGAAGGGTCTGCTCCTGTTTGCGGGTCGTCAAATATAATATCTTCAGACGCAATATGTCGCAATTCGTAGTTTGCGGCAAACAGAGAAGCCAACATGGAGCTCTTAATTATCTCTAACTCTTCTTTGGATATAAGCCCTGTCTGGTAACAATCGTATTTTTCGGGCGCCGGCATAAGAGTGAAGCAATCGTCTTTATGCCAAGGTGTGCCTGTGTTAAAAATGCGGCCATCGCGGTTCTTAATGTTCTGCAGCTCCTGGTAAATGATCTTTGTATGATCTCGCTCGGCCTTACTAATCCTGTCCTGTACGTTAACAATATCGTCTGTGAATATAATATCGAAGTGTTTACCTGTTAATGATCCGCCAGTTCCCAATCCTACCAACTGTGCTGCTCCTCGGACTGCTGTAGTAAGATTAGTACTAACTTCAGTTGCACTTGCAACGGTCAATTTACATTGAATGCCATAAATTGCCATGACAAAAACCTGAAAGTGCGGATCAATCAGAATATTCTGAACCTGCTTTATGATCTCCTTAACGTCGTTATCGGTCTTTCTCATGAATAAAATTCGCTTATTCGGGAGAAGCACCATGATTATGGCCAAAACGATTGAAACACATGTAGTCTTATATGATCCACGGTGCGCTTGAAGAGTTTCGTCTTTTTTAGACCGGATCATTTTAGTCATCCATGTGTTATGTAACGACGTTAATTTGGTAAAACCGAGCATTTGGCCGACTTTATAAGGCTGAGTCATTAAAAAGTTGACCGCTTTAATCCTGTCCATTCACGATCTGCTCCACTTCATCGATAATTGACTGATCTACTTCAGCTACAACGATTTTCTCAACAGGCTTTTCACCAATGGTGTCGCGTATTGTTTCGAAGGCTTTTGTTACTGATCCTGCCTTGTTGCCGTTAAGTGCCTCTTCGATCAAAGCGAGAGACATCTTGTTCTGTGTATCGCCGTTTGCCAGCAAGGCAAGGAGCTCTTCTCTGAGGGTTTTACGCGCCCTTCTTGTTTCTCCGGACTTTTTCCCTCCAAGGCTTCCTAATTTCTTCGCTTCTTCTTTGCTTCTAACAGGTCTCATGTTCTGTGGATTACCTCTCGGCATATTCTCACCTCCTCGCTAAAATTATACCACATATTTAAAATGATAGCCATGTGTTGAGCCACCTTTAGTTGCCGCAGTACTTATATTCTGATGAAACTTTATGCCAAGAGCATCTGCTGCATGTCCGATCGAATCGTAAATTGTGTCCGTTTCAAAGCAATATACTTTGCGTCCCATAGTGGATCCTATTCTTCTTTTTACTTCTGTCGGACGTCCTTCAAGGCTTAAAATAAACAGCTGTAATTCACTCATACTATTAATTTGCTTTAATTTTTCAACTAATTCTTTATTGGTCATGTATCTATCCTCCTGATTATATTATCACATCGATTCAAGATAAATTCAAGATGGCAAGATCGCGTCAAGATCATTTTGGGGGATCTTGACGAGCTTCAACCTATTGAAAACAGTGAGTTTTTTCATCAACGCGTCAAGATGGTAAGATGAATACAGATATTCTTTAATTTTTTTGATAAAAACAGATTAGTAATGTAAACTCGGAATACATTTTTTATAAAATATATAAATATATAGCGAAAGATCTTGACGATCTTGACGCGTGGCGCTTCAAACCGTTGAAAACAGTGCATTCTTGCGCGTCAAGATCTCAAGAAGATGTTGACGAGATCTTGACGAGTTACACCCCGGCTAAAACACGCAACACCACATAAATAGTGCATTTGATGCGCGTCAAGATCTATTTTAAAAATCAAAAAGATGTTGACGAGTTAACCCATTTGTTCTTATAATATAACGAGAAGGATATGAAAAACAATAAAAAAGGCGATTTTGCCAAATTTTTTGATAAAAATACTTGACAAAGCGCGCGTTTTACAGTATAATTAGCATAAAGGAGGTGAGAGAATCTTGCTTAAAAATTACGAGGTTTCGTATAGGAAACGCGGCTTACCCGATAGTGATGTGAAGAAAATGTTAGTACAAGCCGAAAGCTTCCCCGGAGCCATGTACCTAGCCAGTCAACAGGCAGGGGAAGAATACGTCGTACTCGGCGCTAAAATGCAGCGGGACGACGACGATGAAGAAAGGAGTGATAATAATTAATGAGTAACGAAGAAAGGCCACTGTATAAAAGTAATGAACCAATCCGTCCTGAATTTTCATTCGGCCGATACCAACACGTAACAAACAGAGCTATTCCGGAACACGATAATAAGAAAGACGCGATCCTCCACTGGTGCATAGGATTATCGGAAGAGTGCGGAGAAGTGCTCAGTGTGATCAAACACCATTATTATGGCGGAGAAAACCTGGATAAAGAGTCCCTTGTAAAAGAAATCGGCGACGTATTATGGTATACCGCAGCGTTATGTAGAGAAGCAGGTATCGATATGGGTGCAGCTGCCGAATTAAATGCAGCAAAGCTTCTTCACAGGTATCCGGATCCGGAATTTAGCACGGCGAGATCAGAACAGCGCCATGAACTTGAAAAGAAATTTTCAGATACAAGCGTATATAAAGAAATCATGGAGAGGGCATTAAGATGGTCGTAATATTAGTAGGTTGTGATTGCACTGGCAAATCAACTTGTGTTGATTCGATGGATAAATCCATAGGAAAGTTCTGTAAAGGATCGGCAAATGTGGATTTAACAATGGCAATTATGAATTTAGAATCGGATCTTATCAAACAAGGACTTGTGATTCATGACAGAATACCTTTAATCGATGATATCGTTTATTCTCAGGTATTTTCTCACAGACCGAGCAAGCTTATGAATCGCGTAATTGAGATATCAGAGCTGCTGGAGAAATGCATCGTTATTTATTTCGATTGCGACAACGAAGAAATAGCGAGACGCATGAGAGAACGAGGCGATCATTATGTAGAAGAGA